GGGTTAGTGAGAACCTAGACTTCGATCAGCTAATCTTAGAATGCTATACTGGTGGTAACACAGGCTGGGTGCATTGCTCTATAGCAGAAACACCAAGAAAGCAACTGCTTACTTACGACAAGGCCAACGGCTACAGGCAAGGTTTAATAGGTTAAGCAAGCCAGTTCTTCGTGTCTTCTTTTAATACTTGGTCAGCAAGATTAATCTTATTACGCAGTGCTTCGACGATCTTCTCATCTATGGTACCCGGTGATATAAGGTCTACATACGTCACAGACTTCTTCTGTCCTATCCTATGAGCCCTATCTTCAGACTGCAACCTACTCTCCAAGTCGTAGCTGTTACTATAATATACAACAGTGGACGCCTGATTAAGGGTAATACCATAACCACCGGTCTTAGGTTGACCTACAAAAAACCTCAGGGCATCATCAGGGTCTTCAAACTTCTGAACAATTTCTTGTCTATCATCTTGTTTAGTCTCACCATAATACGTCGCAACGCTGTCCTTGCCATATGTCTCAGCTAATCTCTTTTTTATCTCGGCAATGCCGTAGACATAGTTACACCATATGATAACCTTACCGCTTGTCTCTTCAATAATGCTCATCAGCTCGTCTAATCTACGGTTGTCTAATACTTCTAAACGGCCCTCGTCACTTTCAAGATAACCACAACATATCTGCTGTAATCGCATCAGCTGCGTTAGAATACTAGCTGTCGTCGCAAGTTCGCCCTTAGACAGTCTAGCTAGTGCGAATCGCCGCATTTCCTCATAAACCTTAGCTTGTTGTGCTGTAAGTTCTACATTTCTTCTTACATATATTTTATCAGGTAAGTCCAAGCAATCCTTCTTTAGTGTACGAGCTGAGAAGCTAACAAGCTTGGCATTCAGCTCATCTAATCGTCTATATCCTACTATATCATTGAAGCTACGGCCACCAAATGTTTTACGCTGTATAATAGCGTACCTGTTTTGAAACGTGAAATAAGATGACTGACCTAAGGCTTGCGGATCAAGGAACTGACATTGGGAATACAAATCCATCGGTGACTTAGTCACGGGTGATCCTGTCAATATACGTTTGTATTTAGCATACTTGCCCAGCTCAACAAGGTTCTTAGTACGCATAGCTTTTCTATTCTTTACAGTGGTGCTCTCATCAATAACCATAATGTTGTCAGGGTTTTGCTTCAGAAAAAAGTACGCAGCCTTCTTACCACGCAAGGTGCTAAATGCTTCTACGTTTACAATAAAAAACTTAATCCCCGGCAAAATTTCAAACACAAGTTTTTTCATATCGTCTTGGAAAGCTTTTGACTTGGATGGTTGCCAACGGACCACGAATCGTTCAAATTCCTCAGGTAAATGGTTTGGTATCTCCTGTTTGACCCAGTTATCGTACACGCCTTTCGGTGCAACAATCATAGCTGCGTCGATCTCGCCCTCTAATTTTAACTTACCTATTGTATCGATAATGACTTTTGATTTACCCAGTCCCATCTCCATGAACAGGGCGTAGTACTTACGTTTCCAACTCAGATCTAATATTTCTTCCTGATGTTTGAATGGTTTTGTTTTAAATAAATATGGCATTTTCATGATAACTCCCTTGACAATATAGTATATAACGCATATCTTCTTATATGCAAGTCAATAATAACGACTTTTAATCACGAACAACGGAGATTTGAACATGAGTGATTTATTAAGACAGGTAGAAGCTGACTCTACAAGTGCAGATTCTATCAGTGATGTTAGCACAGATAAGCTGAAAAGCGTAGCTGACATTGCACATAAGATAGCCTTAAAAGAAGACGAGGTTTCACAACTTGAGGATAAACTCAAGACTGCGAAAAAAGAACTTCTTGCCTTAACTGATGAAGATATGCCTTTGTTGATGGAAGAGATCAACTTAGAAAGTTTTACTTTATCAGATGGCTCTAAGGTCGAGATTGTACCTACCTATGGTGGGTCAATTAAAGTAGCTGATCGCCCACAAGCACATGATTGGCTGCGACACAATGGCTTTGGTGATTTGATTAAATCATCTGTAGCGGCTGAGTTCGGTATGGGTGAAGACAACATTGCCAAAGATTTCTATGAAACTGCTTTGTCCAAAGGTTTCACTGTCGATAAGAAAGAAATCGTACACAGCAGTACACTTAAATCTTGGATAAGAGAACAAACTGAAGCCGGTCAAGAGATACCGCCAGTATTTGGTGCGTGGACAGGCCGTAGAGCTAAAATTATGAAAGGAAAATAAATGGCAGACTCAGTAGTTAAAAAAGAGCAACAGCAAGTTGCAACACTAGATTTCAGTATGGTGGAAGCCGACTCAGGTCTAGGTAATAAAGAAGTCGATCAAGATACTTTAAGTATTCCGTTTTTGAAAACGAACTTATCAAAGCAAATACTTGAAGCTAATCGTGGAGCTGTATCAGGCGATATGTATAATACAGTCACTGGAGAGATCTACGATAGAGAAAAAGGCGTGTTGGTTTTACCTTGTGTATTCCAAAGACGTTTTATTCAATGGTCTCCTCTTGGTGATGAGCAAAGTGCACCAATAGCTATCTATTCTACGAAAGAAGAATGTCCAGCTACAGAAAGATCAAAGGAAGATAATAAAGAATATCTTACCGATGGGTCAGGTCACTACATTGAAGACACTCATCAGCATTACTGTTTAATTATCAAGACAGATGATAACGGTAAGCCGACTGGAGCTACAGATGCTGTCATGATCGCTATGAAAAGCACATCACTTAAAGCAAGTCGTAAATGGAATAGTATTATATCCACAAGACGTAAGCAGAAAGCTGACGGTTCTATGTTTATACCACCAAGATTTTTATATATTTATAAGCTTGGTACTTACATGGAAAGTGGACGTAAAGGTGACTATTTTGTTTGGGACATGAAGCTTGATGAGGAGCTTAGTGATTTAAACCTTTATAATGAAGCTAAGGCATTTGCAATGTCTGTTGAGCAAAACAACGTGGACGTCAAGTATGAGCAAGAAACAACGACGAATGACACACCACCATCAGATGAAGCTCGTAAAGCAGATCCAACGCTTAAAGCAAAGGCCGAAGTTGTTAAAGATGAGTTGCCATTCTAATGTGGGAGGCTTTTAGTTCAATATTTGACGGACTAGAAGAGGCGTTTGGCACTTATAAGATAGATAAGACCCAAACCAATGGTAAGAAGTCCGGTAGAGCGGCTCTCGTGAGGGAGCCACGGACCAAGGATCATTGGGTGGGTCATCTGTCAGGTAAGGGGGACTCTTTAGGTATCATACCAATCAATGCACAGTCACAATGTAAGTGGGGTTGTATTGATATTGATACCTATCCTCTTGACCATAAAGTTCTTGTCGAGAAGATTAGAAAAGTAAAATTACCACTGGTTGTATGTCGTTCCAAAAGTGGTGGAGCACACTGCTTTCTATTTAGCGAAGACTGGGTAGAAGCAAAAGATATGCAACAAACCTTACAACACATATCAGCTGCTCTTGGCTACGGTCAAAGCGAGATATTTCCAAAACAAATTAAATTACATTTAGATCGTGGCGATGTAGGTAATTTTTTAAACTTACCGTATTATGACGCAGAAAGTGGCCTTAGATACGCGATAAAGGATGACGGCACCTCTGCCACCTTAGAAGAGTTTATCGCCCTGTACGATCAATATAAGCTCAATAACGAGCAGATACTAGCATTACAAGTAGAAGATATAAAAGATACACCTATCAAAGATGGGCCACCATGTTTACAGACTTTATGTGAGAGTAAAATCAGTGAGGGTGGACGTAACAATGGATTATTTAACCTTGCTGTTTACTTACGCAAAGCGTTTCCCGACAGCTGGGAGACAGAGATACTAACCTACAACATGACCTACCTTGATCCACCATTACCATTAAGTGAGGTCAACCTTGTTGCTAACCAAGCCAAGAAGAAAGATTATGCTTACAAATGCACAGATAGTCCGATCAATGCACATTGTAACAAAGAACTGTGCAGAACGCGTTTACATGGCGTAGGATCGGCCGTACAAGGGGCTACAGTCGCTAATTTAAGAAAATATAACTCAACACCGCCAGTTTGGTTTTTGGACGTCTCAGGCGAGCCTTTGGAGCTAGACACAGAAGCATTGCTATCACAGCCTACGTTTCAGAAAGCTTGCATGGAACAGCTTAACTTTATGCCACGCTCTGTACGAAAAGAGACTTGGGAAGCACGGATCAGTGCTTTGCTCAATGAGATGAAAGAAAATGATGCAGCTATTATAGAAGTAGCTGAGGACGCAAGCACAAGCGGACAGTTCTACGATTACTTAGAAGAGTTTTGCAGACACTTACAGCAAGCTCAGGAAAGAGAAGAGATATTGTTAAGACGGCCTTGGACCGATGAAGAGGCTAAATTAACTTACTTTCGACTAAGAGACTTTGAAAACTTTCTCAAGAAGAATAAGTTTTTTGAGTACAAGTCGCACAAGATTGCCCAACGCTTACGGGATATTAACGGGTCCAGTACGGTTATGAAAATCAGTAACCGATCCGTACGCGTTTGGGCAATACCCGCATACCGTAACACGGATCACGAGTTTAATACACCAAATTTACAAACAGAAAAGGAGCCCTTTTAATGGAAGACGATGAAAGAATGGTCAAAGCTGATGGACTAGAAGATGCTATCATAGGCACAGGTAGTCGTATCAATATGCCCGATGTACTAATCTACAGCTATAACAAAGCCGTAAAGATCTTCATGGAACGAGACGGTATGACACATGAAGAAGCCATAGAGTGGATGGAGTTCAATGTTGTTGGTGCTTGGGTAGGAGAAACCACACCAATCTTTGTCCATGAGATACCATCTGATCAAGACGTCGATGAGTTCTTAGAAGACCTTGGCTTTGAACCACCTATCAATCCCAGTAATGACAACTAATGTTTCGCATATTCGGGCCCCCAGGGACAGGCAAGACAACAACGCTACTCAATATGGTCGATGATCATCTTAGCAAAGGTGTGCATCCAAACCACATTGCCTTTCTTGCGTTTACAAAAAAAGCAGCCAACGAGGCCAAAGAAAGAGCTGCTACTAGATTTAAACTAGATCCTGAGAAAGATCTCTTTTTCTTCAGGACTTTACACAGTCTTGCACTTAATCTGTCAGAGATAAGACCTGAGCAAGTCTTGTCACGAGAACATTTCCTTGAGCTGGGGCAGAAGATAGGTATATCATTCGGACGTATCAGCGGTATGGACGAAGATATAATCGATAAACAGAACACCGATCATCCTATATTAAACATTATCAATCTAGCACGGCTACGCAAAGTCTCACTACGAGAACAATATAATGACTCATATATAGAAGATGACTGGAACACAGTAAACTACGTTCACAAGTGCTACATAGAATATAAGAAACAACGTAATCTTTATGACTTTACAGATATGCTTGAGATGTTTGTCAAAGACTATGACCGCATCTGTCCAACCTTTGAGATTACATTTCTTGATGAAGCACAGGACTTATCGCCTCTACAGTGGGACATAGCCCACGCCTTGGATAAGAAAAGCAAAGCTATGTATGCAGCTGGAGATGATGACCAAGCTATCTACAGGTGGGCGGGAGCTGACGTCGATCAGTTTATTAACTTAGACGGCACCTCTGAAACGCTTGACCAGTCATTCAGAGTGCCAAGACAAATACACAAGGTCGCTGAATCTATTGTCGATCGTATAAAGCACAGGTATCCCAAACGCTATCAGCCCAAAGAAGAAGAGGGAACAGTCAAGCACATGGCACGGCTAGATGATATTGATCTTACAGAAGGCCAATGGCTGATCCTAGCTCAAGCGGGTTACATCTTAAATCCAGTCGTAGAAACGCTCAAGTCTATGGGTCTGCTCTTCTCACACAAAGGCCACCGTTCTATATCTGCGAAGATATCTTCAGCTGTGAATGGCTGGGAACAACTGCGTAAAGGTAAACAGATTACACTCGATACAGCAAGAGACGTCTACAGCTTCATGTCCAGTGGCACACGGGTCAAGCGAGGTTTTAAAAAATTAAGTGGCATAGATGATCAGGATTTGCTAGACATGGCAACATTACAGAACAGTCACGGACTTGTTGTAGGCGACGAACTTATATGGCACAAGGCACTCGATAGACTGCCCGAAGAGTCAAGAGTATACATTACAGCCCTGTTACGCAGAGGTGAGAAGTTTAATGGCGAGCCTCGCATTACAGTATCCACGATACACGGGTCCAAGGGCGGTGAGTCTGAAAATGTTGTGATATTCACCGACTTATCGCCCGCGGCTGACGATGCCATGCGGATTGGTAACGATGACGTACACCGCGTATTCTATGTAGCCGTTACACGGGCCAAGGAAAATCTTTATATCATTGAACCTGATGACAACAATAGGAGCTATCACATATGACATTTATAGATTGTATTAAAGAAGAGAAGCGTTTGAGACAATTACAATATGACGCTGAATGGGAAGACAAAACAAAAGAAGCTGAGAAATATCGTCAGCAAGCCAATTACTACAAGAGTTTAATAGCAAAAGGAGAGCTGTATGAGCCACAGTTTTGATAAACCATACAGAGAAATGATACGAGATAAGTACAGAGAGGTAGGAGACATGATGCGAAAACAAGATGAAACGGTAAACCATCCACCACACTATAAGCAGAACGCTGTCGAAGCTATTCATGTCATAGAAGCGGGCTTAGGTGCTGGGTTTGCAGATTACCTGAAAGGTAATATAATGAAATATCTTATACGTTATAAACATAAAAATGGTGTAGAGGATTTAAAAAAAGCTGAGTGGTACTTGGCTAAATTAATAGAGGTTGAAGATGGAAGAGAAAAAAATTAGAACAATACGTTGGGACGGCACCTGTAAAAAATGTGGTGTTAAGTCATATTTTCCAGTTGTACGAGTTAATCAAGTTAGAACGCTTATGTGTATACTTTGTTATTGGGAGGCAAAAAAAGATGTTTAAAGCAATGGCCCTTATATGTAGCGTTTGGATTGCCGATGGCAGAGCCAAGCAAGCCTGTTTTACGCATATGTTTGAATGGAAATTTGAAACGAGAAAAGAGTGTCAGATGAGATTGCTTTACTATCGTGCTAAAGAATTACCACCGTATCACAATATTATATTAGCAGAATGCACTAAAGTTAATAAATCGTAAGGACAAATTATGACACTACAAATGGCAATGTTTACACCGAAGAGCGAGTGGATACCACCTGAGCAACTTCCTGATCTGTCGTCAGCCAAGACCATCGCAATCGACGTTGAGACCAAAGATCCCGAAATTAAAAGTAGCGGACCAGGGTGGGCAACAGGTAAAGGAGAGATTGTAGGCTACGCCGTAGCTGTCGATGGTTTTAAATGTTATGTGCCCATCAAACATCTTGGTGGCGGTAACCTTGATGAACGTATCGTCAATAACTGGATGAAGAAGGTCTGCGAAAGCCCCGCTGATAAAATCATGCATAACGCACAATACGATGCCGGTTGGCTACGTCGCACGGGTTTTAAAATCAATGGCCGTATCATTGATACGATGGTTATCGCCTCACTCCTTGATGAGAACAGGTTTAGCTACAGCCTCAACGCACTAGCCTACGATTATATATCGAAGACCAAGTCAGAGAAAGGATTGACTGAAGCAGCACAAGAGTTTGGTGTTGATCCCAAAGCAGAGCTGTGGAAGCTACCGTCTATGTATGTTGGCCCCTATGCAGAAACCGACGCCGAAGTCACCTTAGAACTTTGGAATTGTTTCAAAGCTCTCATACAAAAAGAAGATCTACAATCTATCGTTGATCTTGAGCTGGGCGTGCTACCAGTTCTTATCGACATGACATGGAAAGGCGTTCGTATCGACACAAACCGTGTAGAGCGTACAAGAGACTATCTGCTCAAAGAAGAAAAGAAAGTTTATTCACGGATCAAGGATCTTACCG